CCAGCAGTTGAAATATCATCCATACTGAGTCTTGACTCAATCGCGGATGCGTAAGGTTGCAAAGTCAGCGCGACTAATTGTTTTCTTTCTTCAATCACATTGCTATAAGTCATGCTTTGATTCATTGAAGCAGATACATAATAAGGATCTACAGAGCAAAGTCTTGCAGATTCCGTAGCAAGGCTTTGAATTGCATCCGCGTAGAGCATGTCTTTAGGTGAGAAAGAAGTTGCTTCATAATTTAGAGTCGATGTCAGGTAAGCAGTAGAATTATTCTGACGACTGCGCTTCCATGCTGCTAATAATGCAGAAACCTCGGTTGGTGGGAGGTCAGCGCCAGAATTCCGAATAATGCCCGAACTCATGGGCGTGGAGGCAGCTACAGCAGCTGCGCGTTGAACGTCTATGGCTGCTTTGATTGTTTGTGCACCTATTCCTAGAATGCCTTCATCTTTTTGAAATGTAATAAGTGAACCAAGACCTGACATTGGTACTGGCTTACCATCAATGTTGTATTCAGTAATAAAGTTTGTTGCTGGATCTGTAATGAAACCGACTTTAGTATTAGCAACCCAATTAGCGCGAGCCATGCGACCATCTTCAGCATATACCTCGGTAATTTGCCAGAAACTTTGCCCATACATGAGCAATGAGTCCAAAGTAAAATATAATGTTTCGAATAATGGTTGATGCTTTGATGGTTGCTCAACCCAACGTGGCGCAGGAATCTTTTCGCCAGTTGATTTCTTGTAATACTCCAAAGGAACTGATGCGAGAGTTCCAGAGATTAGATCGCGGCATCTTTTGATTGCAGGAACGCCAAGTGCCATCTGACGCGTTACTAATGCAGGGAAATAATTATTGTAGCCATAGAAGCCATCGGCCATAATCTGTGGCGCTTCTTGCGCCTGTACGATTTGTGGCTTACGCGAGAATATACCCATAGACAGAAAGGATACCATTTGTCAAGTTATTAGACAAGTAGCCTCTGCGTGTCTAACCATAAATCATTGGTGTAGATTGTGGCTTCATCAATTGGCTAACAACCATAGCAATGGAGATAGGCGCTGATACATCTCCTGCGCTCTTGCGTTTGACAATGCGCCAAGCAGAATCATTGACTTTAGCTGCGCAGTTATTGAATTGCTGGATAAGTTCATCTTGTCCATTGTGAACGACTGTGTGATTGACAAGGCCAGTGAGCAAGTCACCGCATGCTTGGTAGAACTGCTGGCCTGAACAGTCTTGCGTTACAACACCTGCATTGGCTAGGCGTTCAGCAATTGTGGCAGTTGTGTATTTGTCAAACAGGACCATGCGAGGCCGATAGATGTCAGCCCAGCCCTTTATACTTGCCGCTATCTTTAGATCATCTACCGAAACTTGTGATTCAAAGGTTTCAAGGATTCCAATAGCAATCTTGCCATCTGGCATCATCTGACCTGCAACTAGCGATGCGTTTCTTCTGCTAGGCGAAACATCAAAGCCGAACATAGTCAATGCCCCTGCTGTTATAGTCAATTCGCTATTGCTGGTTTCTTCAAGCACACCATGAGGCCAAGGACTGCTTAGGGAGTCAATCCACTGGCATAACGTCTCAGTGCGAGTGTTTTCTATCGGTGAAGTCGATATTGCTTCTTCAATTGCTTCTTCTGTAATTGTGTAGCCAAGTGCAGGGTTTGCCTGCGCCCATGCAGCTCTATCATTTATTTTGCAATACTGTGGCGCTGAGTATTCATAGAATCCGAAAGTCTTAGGTGGATGATCTAACGCTCTTTCTCGCAAGTCATTGAGTACCTTGCTAAATGCATCCCCTGCATTAGATGTCAAGAGTATATGCGCACCTGCATGAGCGCGTGTCGTAGGCATTGCAGCTCTATAGCCTTCTTCATCGATTTCGCGTAATTCGTCAATGAATAACAAGCCATTGACAGTACGACCGCGAGAACCATCACGAGTTGATGCAACAACATCGAGACGAGCGCCAGATAACATCTCGATTGACTCTGTACCGTTTGCGTATCGAATCTGTTTCACGAATCCTTTGAGATGGTCGTTGCTTTCAATGAGTTGTGTGACTTGTCTAAAGGTGTCCAGTGCCATAGATCTATTACTAGACATAATGAGCACGTTTGTATTCCATTTGATGAGATGAGTCAAGATAAGCATTCGAGCAAGATGAGTCTTACCGTTTTGGCGCGACATTAACAATAAATTACTGCGCCTGACCCACAATCCGTCTTTACCGATTGTGAGTATGTCTTTTAGCACATATTCCTGCCAAGGCAGCAAAGGAATCTTCACAATCTCGCATAAGTCTTTGACATCTTGTAATTTGTTAGGACCTGTGAGAAAGCCGTTGTGAAGCCTCGGTTTTGTTGCCCCCAACAGGCGTTTGGGCTTCTTGGCCTTAGTCGTCATTAGATCGGGTTAGGTCGGGCAGTAAATGGACTGTCTTGGTGAACCTTCGACCGTGTTAGGGAGACGGAGACTGGAAAGACAGGGGGGGTGAACGCTGGTGCTAAAAAAACCCCTGCTGAGCGTGAGCCCTTGCTTGAATTGCATCGCTTACAACAAGCCACCATGTTCTCCATGTTCATCGCTTGGTCTGGTGCTTTAGATACAGGAATGATGTGATCTACTGTTGATGCTGGTTGCTGACAGTAGGTGCATGTCCACTGATCACGAGATAACACCAACAGTCTTACCTTTCGATAAGACCTTGTATCTCTAGGGTCATTACTCTTCAATGCCAATTGTATTTCTTCCAATGATCTAATGCAGCGCATGTATCTGGTTGCCCATCTACCTTGCCATAACGATGTGCTATGTAAGCCAATCCCCAGTCTATCTGTTGCAATGGTGTAGCTGTAGCCAGCCATTTACTTTTACCCTGAGGAATACCATGATGTGAGCCATTACGCGCATCAGCGCGCCATGCACTTTCTTTTCCATAGAGTGTAGATATACATTTGTAATGGTCTTTAGTTAGCTGTGCTTTTGCATACTGCTTTGCACTCATCTCTACATATGGTGCATCAGCAGATGCTGGAAAGCATAGAGCTGCCCCCAATGCTAAACTAGCGGTCGCGAGGAATCCGCTGCAGCGCCTCGCTAGCGAGTTATAGCATAAAGCCTCTGTCAAGTTACAGCGTGAATCTTGGGAGTTTCGTGTCATTTATCTTTTACTCGATTCTTGGCAATGTCACAATATTCAGCACTTATTTCACTGCCAATGAACGTTCTATTGTTTAGAGCTGCCATCTTTGCTGTAGTGCCGCTACCCATAAATGGATCATAGACAACATCCCCTTCATTACTCCAAGACAAGATGTGGTCATTAGCCAATGCCTCTGGGAATGGCGCTGGATGTTTGACACCGTTGAACGATGTAACGAATCTCCATATATTAGTTCTAGGCGAAAACTCTCTAACAGGATTCTTCATCTTGCCTGACCAATCCCTATGTCCTGCCCATTTGTTACGCTTATCGCATATGAGATTAGCTCTAGGTTGGCCTTTAGTTAGGATAAACATAAACTCGAATATTTGTGTATATCGCTTGCTATCTGGCCTAGCGCAATATGTAGAGCTATTCTTCTCATAAATCATGGTGTCGTGAAGATTGAAGCCAATTTCTTTGAAATAGAGCGCCTGTCTAAAGCTTGTGCCACTTTCTGAGCCGTTCTTAGTTTGGTCTCCAACTACCCAGACAACTACACCACCATCGTCTGTGACTCTGTAGAGCTCTCTAGCAATGGCCTCAAAGTCAAAGCTATAGCCATTGTATTCACGCAGGTCATCGTAAGGTGGTGAAGTGACAGTTAACTGAATACAACCATCATCCATTCTCGACATAGTATCTAAGCAGTTTTCATTGAATATCATGTTTATCATTTATCTTTACCCCATCCTTTGCCCTTGAAGATTGCAGCTGTTGGTTGGTATAGGCGAATCATTACGGACTTACACTTGCAATAAACTGCTTCACCTAAATCAGTGATGGATCGTGTAACTTCCTTAGTCTTATTGCATGACATACATTTGTATTCATAGACTGGCATTTCTTTCATCCTCTATTCTACATGTGCTACATATTGCAGTAATCCATGAACCGCATTGAGTACAACGGTTTATCTGTAGTGATGCTTTCGAATAACCTGCTTGAAGCAATAGCACGATCAGGTCGTCGAATCTGAGCATTGCCCCGTATTGCGAGGCATCTTCCCCTTGCCCATTGAATCGCATAACAACAATCGGTAATTCCCCAACAACCGAACGTTGCTTGACCTGATCGAGCCAAGCTTTAGGTTGGAAGGCAGAGCGAGCCTTTACTTCAAGGTCGAACGGAACCCCAGTAATGTCCTTGCCCTGCCTACCTGCCCCAGCTGACTCAGCATGTTCCCACCACTGAGCCAGATACTGTGCAACTACTCGCTGTGTGCGATAGCCGCGATGTTTTCTGCTTTGACTAGCCATTGACCGCATGACACTTGACACATTGCCAAACTGTATAGACAGGATTATCCAAGTCTACGTCAATCCGAATGTCAGTGACTAACACTGGCACGTTACACATTTGACAAGTAATCCACTGCTCAGGTTTAGCATATGGATCATGTACTACATCCTTCAAGTAATGGTCACCTAAGACAATAGGTGGCATGTCCTCACCGTCGCGAAAGACTTCAATATAACCCATGACTGGTTACTTCTTATCCCATTTGGCTGGACATTGTTCAGCTCTAGGTGCGCCATTGTCTGCGCATACCCAACCAGAATACTCACCCTTGGCATTGACACCCATCTTGCGTTGCATTTCGCCATGCTGACACATAGGTGCAACTGGCACTGGTTTAGCGCCTAGTTCTGCCTGAACTAATGCAATTGCTTGCGCAGCTTGTGTTGGTTCTTTGACCTTCTTGTCACCGTAGATTTCCCATGTCGATGCAAACGATGCTGCATCTACTTCTGGTACTACTACAAGTGGTACAGGATGTTGTACGACTTTTGTCATCTCTTCTCTCGAAGCCCGTTTGCCTTTAGCTGCGTAATTCGCGTTAGCAAGACTGCGTGCGATTGCCGAAGTCTCACAGTTCTCCAATGCGCTAGTTGAATTAACACCGCGATCAGAAACCTTCTCCTCAGCGA